ACGCATTAGCGCCGCCTCGGCTGTAGCCCTTGAAGTTGGTGTTGTCTTCGACGCGCTTGATGCCGGTTTCAACTTCGCGCCGGGCGCGCTTGGAGGCTTGCCCGCTGGCGTTAGAGCCCAGCAGGGCGCTTCCCACTCCTACTGCTGCTGAAATCCAAACCATTTTCGGTTCCTTAATGCGCTAGCCCCGCCGTACGCTGCCGTACGACGGGGTGATGCGAACTTAGCCGGACACCTTTTTGCCCGCCGGGCTGTTGGTCACGAGGCGGAGGACGACGTTGATGACGGCGGCTGCGACGCCGAGGCCACCAATCAGGGTGTCAACATTCTGGGCGATTGCTTCCTGCGTGACGCCCATGGCCTCAGAGGCAGGCAGAATGCCGAGCGCGATCAGCACACCCACGAGGGCGAATACTGCGTTGACGAGGATGGTCTTGTAGCCCTTCAGGCTGGCAAGAAATTCGGTCATGGCTTTACTCTCTGCTGGGGTGAATACGTTATCACCCTTGTATGCCGGGACGGCCCCCAGCGTCAAGCGACATTACCTAGAATGTGCCCTCCAGCCACAGGGTATGCTGCACAGTCGCGTTGGAAGCCGACGGAGCCTGTGCAGGGGCCAGCGTAAGTGAGGCGTAGTCGTGAACTTGGATCGCGCTGTCGCCCGGCGCGTTTAGCGCCCAATAAGCGCTCATTGACGTAGCGCTCTGTGCAATGTCGCCGACACGACAGACAGTGGTGCCGATACCCGAGGCGTTGGTGAGGCAGATAATGTACGGCACACCAGCCAACATTGTGATGGGCGTGGCGAAGTCGAAGCGGACGGCTCGCACGTTGGTGTCGATGGCGTTGTACGCGTTCGTGGTGCCCGTGACGGCCCCAATCACGCCGCCAGCGACGCTGTTGATGTCCGCGACGACGCAGCGGTGCGACTGCCCGGCCCCAGCGCTGTCGTAGACCGCCCACACGGCGTCTACGGTGATGTCCACACGCGGGGTGAACACAGTGCCTTTGGACGCAGTCGCACTTGTTGAAGTGCCTGTTGCGACGCCGTTTACGCCGTTGAAGTAAGCTCCGCCACCGCCCGAGCCGTTCGCTGCCGCCGTGATGCGCCCCTTGGCGTCCACAGTGATGTCGGCAGAGGTGTAGGAGCCGGGCGTGACAGCAGTGTCCGCGAGGCCGATGGGCGCTATGACGCCGCCCAGCGCGCCGCCGCCGGTGATGGGCGCTGTAACGGGGATTACTTTGTCTGAGAGGCCCGTGATGTCGGCAGATGCGCCGCTGTTCGTGGAGCGCTGGCGCTGCAAGTTACGCAGGAATGCGTCCGTAGCCGTACCGTCCTCGTTAACGATACGCATGTCCTTGCGGACCGGGTCAAGGCCAGTGTTACTCAGGATCGTACGGCGGGCCATTATGTAGCCTCGTACGTCGCGCGGTCGATGCGAGCAACGCCGCCTCGGTCAGTGATGCGGATGATGCGCCCCGGCGACTGGAACGAGCCGAGAGACATCCAATCAAGCTGCTGGGAGTTCTCGCCAAGCGCGAGTACGATCAGGCTGTCTGCCGGTGTGTCGTACGTCACGCCTTGATCGTCGGAGTAGGACAGTTCGATGGTCGGCGCTGCCGCGCTGGGGTCGCCCACGCTCGCGTAAAGCTGCACGCTGTTCAGCGTAGTCCACGACCACCCCGACTGCGGGATGATGGCTGTGACCGTACGGTCGATGGGCTTGAAGCCCTCGTCAACGAAGGTGTCAGGCTCGATGACCCACACTTCGGGGTTCTGGCGGTCGCCTGCGATGATGCGGTCTTCATAGCCCCAGTTGGTGCCCACGTACGCGTTCCAGCCCGCGTCGAAGCCGAGGGTCTTCCACTCTGCCCACTCCCCGGTCGTGAAGTCGTAGACGTACGTGCCTTCCTCGCCCAAGTGCAGGACGTAGAAGCGGTGGCCGTCCATGGTGAAGCCCCACGCACGGAGGCGGTAGTCCTCGGGTGCCCCTTCGCCGTAGACAAGGTAGGCGTTGTACTCGGGGATCATCGGCACATAATTGTCGGCAGGCGCGGTCGATAGAACCGTCAGCATGTGCATTTCAGGCGTGAAGGCGCGCGGGACGTAGACGGTGTCGTCCAGCGCGGCCATGGCGAGAAGCTGGTCGGTCGTGCCTCGGGAGCCGACGCCGTCGCTCACCATGAGCGCCAGAATTTCAGGGCTGAACGCTCTTGGGGTGAACATAGGAGACTACCTTACGTCGTACGGGCGAGGCGTATCCTGCTGTTGACAATCGACGTCGGGGTCAGACTGGCAACGGTGCTGGGGTCTTCCTCAAACAAGTCGCCGCGATACGACGGCGTGATGCCGAGGGCGTTGATCGCCCCGGCAGCAGCGACGCCGGACACCACAAGTGACTTCCGCAGAGACGCGTTGTCGGATGGGACGTACGACAGGTCAACGAGGAACACAGCGCGAACGCCCGTGGTGGTCGGAGGCAGGGCCGACACAGTGTACTCAGCCGCCGTCGGGATGTCAGCGCCGCCGAGGAAGGTCGCGCCACTCAGCCACAAGCCATTGGTCAGCGTTTCCGTCGAGACGATGGTGTTGCCAGCCGCACCGTTGGTCTTGGCGATGGCAGTCATGTCGTTGACAGTCGGCACAACTTGGGACCGCGCCGAGGCGTTGAGGACCGTGCCCACGCCGTAGCGTGTGCCCGAGCCAGCGCCGAGGTTGATGGCGTCGTTGAGGTTCGTGAGGCTGTCCGTGAGGGTCGCGCCGATCAGCACAGAGCCCGCGCCGCCGAGGACGGTGTTGAAGGTGTAGACGGACGCGCCGATAGTGACCGTCTCCGCGTTGAGGGGCAGGGCCGACAGTTGCAGGATGTTCTGCGCTGGCAGGAACGGGGTTTCGATGTAGCGCTCGTCCAGCGGGTCGAGCGGTTCAGCCGACAGGAAGTTGGCCGAAGCGTCCGCAGGAAGTTCGCGCGTGGCCGCGCCGCGAAGGGCGATGGTCTTGGGGGCCGTCGTGCTTTCGTCAGCGACGCTGGCGTCGAGGCCCCAGATAAGCTGGACGCTGGCGAACGAGGCGTCACCGCCCCCACGCGGGTAGGCTGCTGCCGGAGGCGTGAAGTTGGCCGTGTAGCGCGCGACGCCGACGGTGACGCGGTGCTCGTCAAAGCGAGCGTTGACGGACGTGTTGGCTTCGACCGCCGTGCCGACGCCGGACATGGTGCCGCCGACCGCGTACTTGGCGTTCACGCCAGCCGCGAAGTAGGTGTTGGCGTCTGTGATGTTCACGCCGATCTGCACGCCGTCGATGAAGACGCGCGTGGTCGTGCCCGAGCGGCAGACAGCGATGTGATACCAGCGTCCGCGCTGCGGAACGTACGGCACGGACGTGCGGAAGATCGTGGTGACTGCGGCCCCGTCTGTCGAGATTTCGAAGCGGAGTTCGCCGTTGTTCAGTGACGGCCCGTAGTGGACGAGGCGGTAGCTGCGGTTGTTCGTGGCGGTGTTCCACTTGCCCCACAACATCGCTTGGTTCGTGCCGGAAGGGACGATGTTGGACCTGAACCAGCCTTCGATGGTGTAGTCGCCAGCGCCGATGTCGTAGCCTGCTGCCGCGCCGCAGTCGAGGGCGTCGAGGCTGGCGGACGTACGAAGCTGTCCTGCGCCGTACAGTTGGAGCGGACGGCCTGTGAATGTGTTCACAGGAGCGCCGGTCATTTGCAGATTGACGACGCCGGAGATGTTCGGGAAGCTGGAGTTGTACGTGCCCGTGAGGGTGTACGGCACAACGAAGTCGCTCCAGAAGAAGCCACAGCCGAGGGAGGGGCTGTTGTCTACTCGCTGGCCGATGATGTTGATGTTCGCGCCAGTCAGTTGGAGCGCTGCGCCGTTGACGCCAGACGTGCCGCCGATGACAGCCACGCCGTCCACGCGCACTTCCACAGTGCCAGTGCCAGCGCCTAGAACGAACTGCGCTTGGACTTTGTGGGACGTGCCCAGCAGGATAGGAGGCGTGGTCGTCGTCGCGACGACGGTGTTGGTGCTGTTGAGGACTTGGATGTTGCCCGTGGGCGTGATGTTCAGCGCGGCAATTTCGTTCGAGACGTTGTCGAACAGCTTGATAATCTCTGTCGTACGAGCGCTGTCCGTTGGCATGGCAGACATGTGGATGCGCGTGGCGACGCCGATGGACGCGTAGGGTCCGCCAGTCAGGAGGCGCGTGTAGCCCGCCGCGCGGGAGTTGCAACTGAACCAGCGCTTGCCAGTGACGTCGAAGCCCGGCACAGCCGGAATGCTGACAGGGATGCCGATGCCGCCTTCACCGAACGTCAGGTAAAAACCCTGACCCATGCGGTCACGGCCCGGTTCGCCAGCCCCGTAGATGTTGAAGTTTTCGGCCCAGAGGATCGTCATTACGGGTTCAGCCTTTCTGTCTTTCGCGCTTTGCGGATGCGTTCTTCAATGCCGTGGTTCGAGATGCGTTGCTGGCCGCTACCTCCCACTGCATACACGATGCCGTCGTGGCCCACAACAACAACCTCCGGGTCAAGTCGTACGGTCGTGCCCTCCAGCGCGCCCTTGGTGAAGCTGCGGCCTTGGAACACTGCGAAGGGTGCCTCGCCGTCGCCAGACAGGTAGAAGGCGTCCGTGGACTGCTTGTTGAAGCACCAGAACTGGTCGCCAATTGTCATGAGGTTAACGCCCTCGTCAGGCAGGCTTTCAGACGAGAAGAAGTCCAGCGGGTCAATCAGGATTTCGCCGGGGCGGATGAAGTAGATGGTCTGGCTGTTGGCTACCAGACACAGGGTAAACCCGCCCAGCACGGCCAGAGAGACGATGGCGACGTCATCCGGGGTCGGTATGCCAGAGATGGCGTTGGCCGTGCCGCCGAGGAGAGTGACGGCGGCGAAGGAGCCAGCGGTCAGTGTCTCGGTCGTGGTGTAGCCGTTGCCTACCACGCCGCCAGTGCGCGCGTAGAACGTGAGGGTGTAGTTGGGGCCTCCGCCGACAATCTCCGGGCTCCAGTCGGACAGGATGAAGGTGTTCGCAAGAGTGGCGAGGCCGTACGCTATACCGACTGTCTCGGGTACGCTGTTGACCGCGTCAGCGAGGTTCTGGAGGGCATCCTCCAGCGTCGCGCCGATCAGCACTGACCCTGCGCCGCCGAGGACGGTGTTGAAGGTGTAGACAAACCCGTTGAGGGTCACGGTCTGGCCGTTGAGGGGCAGCGCTGTGCAGGTCAGTACGCCCTGCGCGCGGCTGCCGACGCCGTCGTACATCTTGAGGGACGTGCCATCTGCGATGAACAGAAACTCGTCAGTACCCGCCATGCTGGGGGTGCCGGTGCCCTGTATCGTGCCGGGCAGCAGGGTCTTCACGCCTGCCTTGGTGTAGCGGAACAGCGACTCGAACGACACGACGAAGGCGTCGCCGTTGAAGGTGCCCTCCTGCGTGAATATGGCCCGGATGGGGCCAGCGCCAAACCCTGCAAGGAAGGTGGAGCCGGGGCGTGACAGAAGGCTCGCGCCATCGACCGCGGTAGAGGGGTTCTGTTCGAAGAAGCGGTTGATAAGCTGGATTTCTGGCATGCGCCCGTACTGGCGCTTGTACGCTCCTACGCCAAGGGGTAGCTGGGGCGGCTGTTCGGTGTCATCGGCCATGGCTTATCCCAGCGGCTCCCAGCCGGGGCCTCCGAACGACTGATAGCTGTTGAACATGATGGTGTCGGGGAAGTTGGCCGTCGGCACTTCCTGCGCGTAACGGGCCTTGAACTGCTTCATACCGTTCTGTGCGATGCCCGCCGTGATGACGTTCGGCTCTTTACCGTAGACCGGGCACAGTCGTACGGCGAGCAGCGCTACCCAGAAGTCATCGAAGCTGTCGGGGAAGGGAACCTCGTCCGCCGTCAGCAGCGGGAACTCCAAGGCTATCCAGTTGGCGAGGTCCGCCCTGTAGAGCCACAGGAGGGGCACTGCCGGGTTCGTGTTGAGGAGGATGGACTGTGCGCCCTCGATCAGTCTGCCGTTGCCGGACAGAGTGAGGGGGTAGGTGACGAGGTCCGCGCCTACGTTGACCAGCGCCATGCGAGCGCCGTCGGGCGGCATGTTCTGGAAGTAGACTGTGAAAGGGGTCGCGAGGTTCGCCACGAGCAGGCGGCTGTTGGGCGGCGGGCCTTGGTAAACAGCGGCGGGCTGTGTCGGGTCGCTGTGATAGAGCGGCCAGCGCGCGTTGCTGGTTCCGACGTACGGCACATTCCAATCGAGCAGTAGTTCGCCCTCGTCGGTGCCGAGCATCGACTTGATGAGGCGGTTCAAGTAGTCAAGTGCCTCCGCAGCCTGCGCTGCGGAGGGTGTCTTGCCAATCGCGATAAGGTTGTTCTCGCGAAAGCAGCGGTCGATGATGGTGCCCGCCGTGGTCATGATTACCCCTTCGCCAGTTCAGCGAGGGCGTCCTTGAGTTCGTTGTCCGTCGTATCCGGGTCGATTTCGTACCCGGCAGCGTCCAGCGTGGTGAGGGCTGCCGTACGGTCGAACTCAGTCTTGGGGGCATGGGCGGAGACTGCCGCGACAGGTGCCGGTGCCGGGGCTTCCGGCGCTGGCGTCGCAGGCTTCTTCCCGCCCTTGGGCGTCTTCATTGTGTGTGGTGCCGACACGGTAGTCTGTTGGCCCACCTTGGAGGGGTGATCGACAAAGCCTTCCGCTAGGGCAACAGCGTCCTCGTCGGCGTTCGCCACAGCGCGCACAGCGTCGTTCGGGCCGTAACGGTGTGCGGGATAGGGCTGATGGATATAGCTCATGGCGGTCCTCTCTCGGGTGCTAGCGCGTTCGACAAGCCTGACACGAAAGAGGCCCGGTTTCAAGCCGGGCCTCTCCGTTTTTCAGTGCTGGCCGGTTAGACGCCGCTGAAGCGGGTGCCGAGCAGAGGATCGACGGTTTCTGCGCCGTAGATGCAGTCCCACCGGTGGATGTGCGCGCCGGTGGCGATGTCAGAGCCGCGCCAGTAGCGGATGGAGATACCCGTTTCCGGGTCGCTGGCGAAGCTGGAGATACCCGTCGCCGGGGTCACGAGTTGCGCCGACACCATCTGGATGGACGACTTGTGCCATGCCGCACGCTGCGTGAAGCTGGACGAGGCGTTGCCCGCCCAGACGGCAGCCGCGCCGGAGGCCGGGGCCGCAGAGCAGGTGGCGAAGGCAGTGTTGACGCGCTGCTGTTGCAGCGTGCCGCCGGTGTTCGGCACGATCATCGGCGGGCTGATGGTCAGCGTAGCTGCGCCAGCGCCGTCTGCCTGTGCGTCATTGACGACAGTGAACTGCATGAGTTCTGCGGTGCCGGTCGCGCCAGTCACAACCTGCTGCGTGCGCGGGTTGACGCGGTTCACGCCTACCATCGTGAACACTTCACCCTTGCGGATCGTGGCGTTCGCGCCGAAGGCTTGCATGACGATAGTTTGCGTCATGCTGTCCTTGACCGTCTCGTAGTTCACGTTCTGGTTCGCGCCGTTGACGGTCGCTGCGCCCGCTTGTGCGCGCGTGCCGGTCGTCAGGACAGACGGAGCCTGTGTGCGGTAGTAGTCGATGTCCGACAGCATGGGAACCTTCGCCTTTTTCATGGCGTTGGCGGCTTCCATCGTCATGAACTTGTCGATCAGGTTCGACTGGACACCGGCGCTGTCGTTGATGGACATGAAGCCCACGCGGTCCGTGGACGGGACAGCGAGGTTTTCGAGGCGGGTCCAGACGGGGATTTCCGCCTGAACAGTGGCGAACGGAAGGTCGGTCGCGATAGCGCCCGGAGCCTGCACCCACGAC